GAGTGCTTACGTAGGGCTAACGTAACTGTACCTATATTTGGTATTGAGTTTATTGACAGCTTAGAAACTGTCGAGGTATTAGACGAAGAAAAAAAATAGTACAGCGTGATTCTACGCTCTATGCGATAGCAAGTTTGTCTGTAGAGCTAGGGATCGCGCCTAGTGAGTTTATTAATATGGACTCAGAGATGCTAAGGGCTATTGTGCAGGTCTTACAAGACAGAGCTAAGGAGATTAAAAATGCCCGTAGTCGTAACAGGCGTTAAGCAACTCCAGAAGGCTATGCGAGATGTAGACAAAGACCTTAACAAAGAGATGTCAAAGAATATTAAGCAGGCTATGTTAATTGTCCGAGATCGTGCACGTGGTTATTTACCGGCACAAAATGAAGTGTTAAGCGGCTGGGGTAAAGGCACTGGGTCAATGGAAACTGTTAAAGATCCTAATAGATTATTCCCACCATATGATTATGAATACGCTAAAAGCAAAGTTGCATATTCTGCAGGCCAAAATAAAAGCAACGACAAAGGATTTAAGGCTGCATTTTATGTCTTTAACAATTCTAGATCAGGCGCAATCTTTGAGACTGCAGGGCGTATAGGTAGGCCTAGAGGTAATAGATCATTAAACCCTAATGCACCTGTGCAATTTAATGCAGCTGCTGAGATGCTATCTAGCATGAAGGGTCAAGGCAAGCAGCGTGGTCGTGTAATCTATCGTGCGTGGGATGAGACTAAAGATGTAATTATACCTAGAGTAGTTAATGCCATTGATACAGTAGCAAAGAAATTTATTAAAGACACAGAGATTAGAAGGGCTGCATAGTGCCTAATTTAATTGTCAGTGCAGTTAGCACCTTTGATAACAAAGGATTAAAAAAAGGTAAGAAAGAGATATCAGCCTTTGACAAGAATGTACAAAGCCTAGGCAAAACCTTTGCTAAAGTATTTGGATCTATAGCCCTAATTAACTTTGGCAAGAATGCAGTTAACGCCTTTATAGATTCGGAGAAGGCAGCCGCTAAACTACGCACCACAGTTAGCAATCTAGGCTTAGAGTTTGAGCAGCCAGGCATAGAGACCTACTTAAAGAATCTATCTTTGCAATTTGGCATAGTAGATGAGAGTTTGATCCCGGGCTTTCAACGCTTACTTATAGTTACTAAAGATGTTGCACAGGCACAGAGTTTATTTGAGACCGCACTAAACGTATCAGCAGGCACTGGCAAGGATCTCACAGCTGTATCTACTAGCCTATCTAAAGCTTATATGGGCGATAACGTAGCACTAGGCAGATTAGGCGTAGGACTTAGTAAGGCACAATTAAAATCAGCATCATTCTTAGAAGTGCAGCGCACTCTTAATGCTAACTTTGCAGGTCAGGCAGCAGCAGCCGTAGAAGGCTATGCAGGCAGCATGGCTAAATTAACTGTAGCTGTAGATGAATCTAAAGAGGCTATAGGTAAAGGCTTACTAGATGCCATAGCAGCCCTATCTGGCAGTAACGATATAGATACATTTACTGTAAAGATGGTTAATGCAGCTGAGAAGATAGGCAACGCATTTAGGACTGTTGGCGATGTGATAGGTTTACTTAATCCTAATGCTAGCATCAAAGTAGGTAATAAGTTTGTACGTAGATCAGATGTAATGAATCAAAATAAAGGTGGCTACTCAGGCATACCAGATATGCGTACGACTCAAGCACTTACTAAGGCACGTAAAGAAGAACTGAATATAATTACAAAGAAAAACGCTATTGAAAATAAAAACGTAGAAGAATTACGCAAGAAGTTTGACTTAGAGCGCATAGGACTTACAGCCGCACTAAACGCTGCTACAGATGATGAGACTAAGTTAAGGCTAAAGGCACTGTTAGCCATTTTAGATAATAACGATGCTTTGGCTAAAAAGATATTGGCAGAAATGGAAGCTGCTAACGCTGCTAAAAAACTAGCAGAATCATTAAATCTTGCTGGTAATATGACTATTGATTATTTTACAAAACTATCACAATCATTAGTCGGTACTATGGCTTATCTAAATATGAGTTTCCAACAAATCTTAGATGAACGATTAAGAGAATCAGGTAATAGATCTCTAGGTGGTGGAATGAATGCTGGATTTACACCATTAACAGCGGGATACTTCCAAAGTTTAGGTAGTCAATTACAAGGATCATCCGCTTATGCTGGGATGAGTGCCGGTGAAATATCATTAGAAAGAGCTAGAGAATCTGGCAATAGATCTCTAGATGTATCTTTAACAGTTAACACAGCACAAACGGGCGATAGGTTTGCACAGTTAATAGCTGAGAGTATCCAGGTTGCTAACCGTAGTGGGTATAGCACTAGCGCAGCAGGACAATTACCATAATGGCAGTACCAATATTAAATGCAATAATTAACTTCAGCACTGGCCCATCCTTTGCTCAGGCTATGATTATTGACCAAGGTATCTTAGGCACTAACGTACTAGCTGATGCTGCATCTGTAATTGTAGATGTATCAAATCAAATTAACCGCGTAGAAACTAACCGAGGCCGTACCGCACTTTCAGATCAATTTCAGACAGGCGCACTTACTTTACGCATAGTAGATCAAAATGGCGACTTTAATCCACAGAATGTTACTGGCCCGTATTATAATTTATTAACACCTATGAAGAAGGTGCAGATCACTTCTACCTTTAACAGTGTTACCTATCCTATCTTCTCAGGATTTATTACCTCTTATGTAACTACATACCCAAATGAATCGGGTGAAGATGTAGCCATTACAACAATACAAGCTGTAGATGCGTTTAGACTTGCGCAATTAGCACAGATCAGCACAGTTACAGGTGCTACTGCAGGCAACTTATCGGGCACACGTGTGAATCAAATATTAGATGAGATTGATTGGCCAGCATCAATGCGTGATATAGATGCAGGGCTGACTACCATGCAAGCAGATCCTGGCACTAACCGCACAGCCTTACAGGCCCTAACTACTGTAGCAACGTCAGAGTATGGTGCTTTATATGTAGATGCTACTGGTTCATTTGTATTTCAATCTAGAGCAGTAACTGTTGGCTCTATTGGTGGCACACCTACAGTCTTTGCAGATGATGGCACAGGTATAGATTATTTTGATGCATCATGGATATTAAATGACACACTAATATTCAACAAAGCTACAATTACAAGGACAGGTGGCACTGCACAGGTATCTTCTAATCAGGCTTCTATAGATAAATACTTCTTACACAGCTACTTTTTAGACAACCTACTTATGCAGACCGATGCTGTAGCCCTAGATTACGCCCAGGCTTATGTGGCTAGCAGAGCTGAGACAAGCATCCGAGTAGATTCCATAGTGCTTGACCTATACACGCCTAGTTATGATACAGGCATAATTGCTGCCCTAGACCTAGATTTCTTTGACCCCATAACCATTATTACTACTCAGCCAGGCGGATCTACGCTTGATAAGACCCTACAGATTTTCGGTGTGCGTATGAACGTAACACCGAATAGTTGGAAAACAACCTTTACAACACTAGAACCTATCATAGATGGGTTTATAATAGGCAACGTAGATTATGGGATTTTAGATACCAGCGTCTTATCTTACTAAGGAGTAACAAATGGCAACAGGATTTCCAGCAACAACAGGTGATGTACTTACCAGTGCTATGTTTAATGGCTTAACAGCATTTACTATAGGTGCTGCAAACACAGTAGATTACACAGCTGTATTAGCAGATCAATATCAAGTTTTACAGTTAATGAATAAAGCCACAGCTATAGCATTCAAGATACCAACAGATGCTTCTGTAGCGTTTGCAGTAGGCACAGCAATTACAATATTAAATATAGGTGCAGGTGTTTGCACAATTAGCGCAACAACACCAGGCACTACTACAGTATTAAGTGCTGGCGCTGTAGCAGCATCACCAACAGTTGCACAATACAAATCTGCTGTATGTATTAAAACAGCAGCAAATGCTTGGTATGTGGTTGGTGGTATTGCTTAATGATTGGAAATATAATTGCAGGCTCAACAGGTGCTACGCCACCCCTTAGTGCAACTATTGATTATCTAGTAGTAGCTGGTGGTGGTAGTGGTGGTACAGATCGCGGTGCAGGTGGCGGTGCAGGTGGATTGCGTTCAACTGTAACTGCAACAGGTGGCGGTGGTACGTTAGAAACTGCATTAACTATAACTTCCGGACCTTATACAGTAACAGTTGGTGCTGGTGCAGCTTCTGGAACTGTTGCCGGTGGTGTAAGAGGTAGCAACTCGGTTTTTTCTACTATCACTTCTACAGGTGGTGGCGGTGGTGTATCTGGTGATGGTGCTAGAGGTAATCAAACTGGTGGTTCAGGCGGTGGTGGCGCAGGTAATGGTTCAGAATCTGGCGGTGCTGGCACTGCTAATCAAGGTTTTGCAGGTGGTACTGGTATTTATGGTGGGCCAAATTATCCTGCTGGTGGCGGTGGTGGTGCTGGCGCAGCTGGTGGTAATGGTGGCGGTGGGTCAACTACTGGCGGTAATGGCGGTAATGGTGTAGCAACTTCGATTACAGGTACATCTGTAACTTATGGTGGCGGTGGCGGTGGTGCAACTTATTCAGGTGGTACTGGTGGTAGTGGCGGCACTGGCGGTGGCGGTGCAGGTCGTAATGGTGGTTCAGGTTTAGTAGGTGTTGCAGGTGATGTTAATAAAGGTGGTGGCGGCGGTGGTGGTTCAGGTGATCCAGCAGCTGCGGGTGGTGCAGGTGGTTCAGGCGTTGTAATTCTTAGGTATGTAGATACTTTAACAATAACAATCGGTGCAGGTTTAACAGGCACAGAAAGTGCCGCAAGTGGTGGATATAAGAGAGCAACAATTACTGCTGGCACTGGAAATGTAAGTTGGGCATAATGGCACATTACGCATTTATTACAAATGGAATAGTTACCGAAGTTATTACCGGCATTGATGAAACGCAAACTATTGAAGGATTAGATACTGAAACTTGGTATGGCAATTTTAGAGGGCAAACTTGTAAGCGTACTTCATATAACAACAATATTAGATACAACTACGCAGGTATTGGATTTACATATGATGAAGTGAATGATGCATTTATAGCACCCATGCCTTTATGTGGACACCCTGAATTAACACTTAACACAGCTACATATCGCTGGGAATGTAATAATGCAGAACACGATATACAACTATGAAACCATGGCTATGCGCTGCAGGTACACAGTTGAGAGATCAGATTGATACCTGGTACGCGGATCGCCGCACTACCGCTGATGGGTGGCTGGGTGATGCTCGTCATTCCGCCAGAAAATCAGATCATAATCCAGACGCAGATGGGTGTGTACGAGCCATTGATGTGGATTCTCGCTTGGATTCATCCGAAGGGATCTCAGTATATTTGGCTGACCAAATCAGAATCTGTGCTAAAACCGATAAGCGCATATCTTACGTAATACATAATGGCATGATTGCAAGTAAGATACTCAATTTTAAGTGGCGTAAGTACAAAGGTTACAACAAGCACACAAAGCACATACATATCAGCTTTACAAAGTTAGGCGATAAAGATAGCAAGCCGTTTAATATACCACTAATAGGGGGTAACTTATGAAGATCAGTGATAAGCAGAAAGCAATACTTAAATCCTACGCACGTGGCGTATTAGTATCATTCTTAACATTCTTAGCCAGTAATGAGCTAGGTCTAGACCCTGTGGTCTCGGTAGTTATTGCCGCATTAGCAGGTCCAGCAGCTAGGGCTCTAGACAAATCCGATAGTGCTTATGGCATCGGTGCAGATGAAGCATGACACCAGGCGAATGGGTTGCTTTAGCCGTTGGCGTATGCGCAGTATGTACAAGTTTATTAGTGGCTCTACGTTGGGTTATTAAATCTTATTTAACAGAATTAAAACCTAATTCTGGTACTAGCATGAAAGATCAGTTAACTAGATTAGAACAGCGTGTTGATGATCTGTATTCCTTAATAGTTAAGCGACAATAGTAGTATGGCAGATACAAGGCGTAAGCGTAAGAAGATAAACAGGCGCATTGTGCGTAAGTCACCTGAGCCATTATCTAAACTAGATCAGCATTATATTGCTATGAATGAAATTTACAAGGCTGCACGTAAGGCTGGCTTTAGTGAAAGCTGTA